CACCTTAAAACTAGTATTCGGAGCAAGTGATGCTGCTGTAGGCTCAGCAGGGGGGCTCTGGAACTGCTGTCCCTGAAGAGTCGGGAAGTTGGTTGAACCACTCAGCGACCCAAAATTGGCTCGTGTGTTGTCCGTGATTTCGGCAGGCCTGCTCTGGGGGGCACTCCCAACACTTTGCGCAGTAAGACCCATATCGGACAAAACCTGGCTTGCCGTAGTGCTCATGGACTCCCGAGCATTCTTCGTGCTCAACCACTTCGGATTGCTCCTCAATTGCTTTTCGAAGTCATACAGCGGAAGCTGCGTAGGAATAGCATTCTTCTCATCTGTTGCCGTAGTGCTCTGTAGAGCAGCACGAAGCGTAGGATCGAACAGGTCAATCTTGTTGGGGTCCTGCTCCCACAGCTTAGCCTGCGTAGCCAGATAGGGTGCTGCGATCTGTCCTACGGTCACACCTTCCTTGATCTGATCCGCATACGCGGGAAAGGTGTTTTCTGCGATAGTCTGAATATCAGCACGTCGCGCTTGTAGCGAGTCAGATCCGGCAACAATACCGGTGACAGCATTCTTCACGTAATCGTCAGTGAGAGGAACACCCATCTCTCGGGCATACTCACGGACACCAAGCTCTACCTGACCGGCATAGCCGCTGAAGTGTCCCTGCTGGGACAGCTCAAGATACTTGGACATATACGTGTTGATCTGGGTATCGTTAAGATTCATGACCAGAGACATGGATGCCAGAGTCTGCATGCCGTTGGCAGACAGATGTACACCTAGCTTGCTAGCGAGATCATTGAGTTCAATCACCTTGTTGTTGATGTCCTGCTGATACTGGGCAGGGTTGGTTTGCTTCTCCACCAGCATCTTACGGGCAGTATCGGAGTTGTTGAGCCACCACTGTGTCTCCTGTAGAGCAGCCTGGAACTTATCTGTGCTCCACGTCCCAGCCACAGCCTGACTGTAAAGATCTGCCAGCTCTGGGTCAGACTCCATGAAGGAGGCTGCCAGGCCATAGTTCTCGTTGAGTGTGGCAGAGTTGGGCGAAACCATGCCCAGCGGGCTGAACAGGTCCAGCACTGGACGGGCACTCGGGATGAGTGCGTTTATATCAGCACCATGGATAGTGGTGTTGCCAGCCTTGCTGGCGTGAACCAAGCCACCATCCCAAGTGGATTCATTGATCACTCCTGGTGCTCGACCAACACCGGTGATCCTTGCTTCGGAACTAACGTTGACAATATGGATCGGGACGCTGGGGTTGTCTGCCACAAGGACATTGCCGTTACCGGCATACATACCCACATGGTCGCTGCGACCGTTGTTGTCGCTGTCGAAGAAAACCAGATCGCCGATCTGTGCCTGATCTGTTGGGATACTTCGCAGTGCAGCGATCTGAGCATTAGAAGTTCGGGGAATATTGATCCCGAAGTGTTGCATGCCATACCACATCAGCCCGGAACAGTCGAATCCTCCTGGTGCCTGTCCACCCCACACATAGGGCTGACCAACAAACTGCATGAGGTATTCAACAACCTGCTGTCCTGTTACTCCAGGCATAGACTTGGCTTCCTTAGGCTGTTCATGATGTGTCGGCTTAGAAGTCGGCTTCGGCGGAGCCGCTACTACTGGAACCTTTGTAGGCTTAGGGGCTTCAACCGGCTTACTCGGCACAACCGTAGGCGCAGCCTCAGGGCTACGGGACGGTAGTGGTAGGCCCAGATGCCTGCATACCTGCGGCTGGTCCGGACAGAGCCTTGACGAAGGCGTTGAAGTAAGTTGTAGCTGCCTGGTAAGCTCCCTCTTCGGGGCTGGCAATGGCCTGCTGTCCGGCAAGGAACTGCACGCCACGAGTGCCAATACCGCGCTGAGAGACAACGTTGGTCTGAGTAGATGTACCACTGGTAGATCCAGACGAGTCCACCGGCTGACCTGTAGAAGGATCGATATTGCCCACATTCGGACCACTAGTCTTGGTCTCGAACTTGCCGGTGTTTTCCTGGTCCTGGTAACCGTAAACGGTATTCAGGAACGCCTGATACTCCTGAGACGTTGGGTTTCGGCCCATCAGACGGTAGTAAGAGTCTGCAAGCGTACCCATCGCAGTAGCGGGGTCAATATACGACTTATAAATAGTCTGCGACTGAGAGTTTGTCTCAGTGCTGTTATCGATGTTTCCTGTGCCATGAGCGCCAGCATCTGCTGGTGAAAGGTTGGCCTTTAGGCTATTCCAACCATTCTGAGCTGCCCTAGCGAGTAGCTCTTCGGGACTTACAAGTCCCACACTTCCTACGCCCTTAGACTGAAGGGCTGCTTCCTGAACAACCAAACCCCAAGCTACAGTGACTTCCTCAATAGAGGGAGCCTTCTTGGAGGTGATAAGACCAGCCTGATACATCTGATCGATGATCTGCTGGCGAGTACCAGTATTCTTGTACCAGTCCTGAATAGAGTTGATCTTACTGAGAACTGTGTCCGGAGGATTAACCAGCGGAGTTCCAGAAGTCTTGTTCTTGTTCTTTCCAGGAACTGGAAGCTCATTGAAGCCGGTAGGCTGATTGCTTACCAGAGGCGGTCCAGCATGCTGCTGGCCAGCCAGCATATCAATGAAGCTCTCACCCGTGCCAGGCTGCTCTAGAACCGTGTCCTCTGTAAGCTGTGTATTCAGAGGAATATTGATGAGCTTGCCGCCCACGACCACCTGAATGTAGTGGACTTGGGTATTCGAATCAATGTGAACCGTGCTGGGAATCTGAGGATTCGGGTTGGCTGGTGCGTTGATGTTTCCAGGATCGGCAGGACCGGTAGGGTCAGCAGAACCAAAATCAGGCGTGCTATTTCCGGTCCCGCCGCTGGCGGACTTGGGAGTGTTAGCCATTAGACTGGCTCCTTCCAATCGTCCTTAGAGAGATAGCGATCATAGATCTGTGCGAACTTTGTGTCATCCTGCATGAGCTGTGCCACATCCCTGTCATATCGCTTTGCGATATCCATGTTCGCAGTCGCAGTCATGGACTTGGCTGGTCGCTTCTGTAGCTCCGCGTAGTACTGATCACGGATCTGAGAATAGGCCTGCACTGAACGGATGTCGCTGCGCAGAGGATTTGCCAGTAGAGCTGGATCCTGAGCAATCTTCAGCAAAGCGCTGATACGGTTCTGGTAGGCGTTCTGGTTGAACGAACCGTACTCGGCATAGAACTCAGGGTTGTAGTTGTTGTTATTTGGATCACCAAAGGTTCCCACAAACTGCTTCAACTGGTCCTTCAGGTCACGAACACGAATGTCGTTGATAGAACTCGCCTTACGAGCCTGAACTTGAGCATCGATAGCAGCACGAGCCCTACCATACTCAGCCCACCCAGTATTGATCTTAACCTGCTTGGCTGCCTCTTCCGGAGTCAGCCTCTTGCGGAGGCCGTTAGCCACCTGCCACTGGTAGGCCATATCATCGAAGTTGCCGTTGCCCTCAGGACCAACCACGACGGCTCCCAGCTCTGGGAAGTCCTTCAGTAGGCTGGCGTACTTCTTGGCCGCTACAGAGGCTCCTACGGTCGCTGTGATGCCTGTTGGATCGGTAGACAGAGACTGCGTGAACATCATGCCAGCAGCACCATACTTGTCATAGAAGTTCTGACGAGCATTCTTGGGGTCTGCTGCCTGCATTCGACGGTATTCGTCTACAAGGAATTCATGTGCTGGTGCTGGCTTGAAGCCCAGTGGAGACAGACGATTCACAAACATGTCCATCACTGTCAGGTACTTAGCCTGTGTCTGAACATCACCCCAGTTAGGGGGTGCCGAACGCTGACCATTCAGGTAATCGTAGTACTGTTCCTGATAGATGGACCAGACATTCGTAGCATACTTGGGTGCATCATTCGGATCACCCATCAGAAGGTGAGACAGCGAAGCCATATCACGTGCACCAGATGGCATGATCTGGTTGAGACTGTTCTTGTCCACCATGTTGTTCAGCATGCCGCGAACGATAGCATCGTTCATCAGCGTAGGATGATCCTTGACGATCTGGTTCATTGGAACAGTCACCAGAGGGCCGAAGCCCGGATTACCCACAGCATCGATGTATGTGGGACTGATAAGAGTCTTTGCATCGATAGGGACATCTGTCATACCGCCTAGCTTACTGGCTAGGCCCTTGGGCATATGAATCACAAAGGATGTGTTCTCCCAAGGAGTGTCCACGCTGGCCTTCTGTCCTGTGGTGTTGTCGATGGCAAAAGGCGAGTCCCACAGGGCTCGCTTAGCCTGATAGGTTCGACCAATCAGACCCGGATTCTCCATGAACAGCTTCGACCACGAGGACATGGCATTGAACCATGCGTTGAAGAACGGACTGATGAAGCGCAGTGTGTGGCCCATATCGTTGAAACGAGACACATCATACAGAACACCCTGCATGTCCTTACGGGCACCAGTCATGCTGTTGCGGATCAGCAGATCACGCATCTCTTGGCTGATAGTGCTCTCGCCAGTCTTGGCCATCCACGACTGAACGTTGTCAGTCAGACGGTTCTTGTACAGGCTGTTGAACATAGGGTGACGAACCATGATGTCATCCGGCATGGTGCCGGTCCACTTCATGACTGTTTCCATATTGCGCTTCAGGAAGTTCACAGTGGGATCGCCACCGTGCACTAGAAGGTTGATGTCTGCGTGGATGTCAGGGCGCATACGCGCATCTGGCATGTAGTTCTCAATAGTACTAGCATTGAATCGGCCTGCTAGAGCATCATCACGCATGCCATCCTGTGGCAGATACGTCTTCACCAAGGAAGCGACAGTGCTCACATGGTCGTCGGCATCTCCTACATGAAGTGCCCGCATGTGTGCTCGACCCTGTGACGTATCACGAAGCCAGTTTGCAACCGCATCCAGCGGACGTCCCTGAACGATCTGCTTTGCAACAGGATCAGGAAGCATCTGGTTACGGATGTAGTGGACGTAGGCTCGCGTATGCTTGGCCACGTCATCAGTTGCGGAGATAGTGCCAAAGTTGCGCGTCCGGATAGCCGTCAAGACGGAGTGGTTGCGATGCGCAGCATCGTCCACCATTGATCCCCACGTAGGGTGAGAAGAAGTCCAAAGCCGTGCCCACTCTCCGTTAGGTCCACCGAAGGCCTCAGGCCAATCGATGTTGCTTCCTGCGATCTTGAAAGAACTATCACCAAGACGGTGGTCGTCCTGAATGAAGTCGAGCTTAAGATTCTTTAGCTGTGTGTACTTGTTCTTGAGCTGCTGTAGCTCAAGGGGAGAGATCCTGAGATCCTCAGGAATATTGTTGATGCCCATGGCACGCTGGGTCTTGTACTGGGCTAGAAAGCCCTCGTAGTCGGCCTTAGCCTGACCCATAGCACGCGTGTGCGTGGCTGCCACGTTACGGGCAAGAGTGTTGCGTGTCGCACGGATGTAGCCGTTACGAAGGAAGTTGGCTGCACCGTCAGAGGCGTTCTGAATAGTTGTCAGAGCACCAAGCTTAGCCATGCTGCGAAGATAGTCGTCGCCGATGTGGTTGAAAGCGCGGTGTCCGGTCATAAGGCTCATCGGCTTCCAAATGCCATACACCTGATCTAGAGCACCAATCAGTGTGTCCTTGGCATTGGTTCCCGCATTGCGGATAGCACCCATGACACCTGTCTGATCCATGCGTTCCAGTGCATTTTCCAGACTCTTCAAGTTAGCCATGGGAACAGCACCAGCCTCAAGCTGTGTGATCAGCTTGGGATGGATGATAACATTGTCATCAGGAGACGGCAGTAGTGCATGCTCCTCATCAGACTGAATCTTTGCCGTGCCGTAGGCGCGAGACTTAGCAGCATTCAGATAATTCTGACCCTTGGCACGAGTAGTAGTAAGGATCTTCTGCATCTGGCTAGAGCTGATACCGAAACGATCGCCAACCTTGTTGTAGACCTCATTCTCGATATCAGTCCACACCTTCTGGCGGTCAGCCAGAGTAGCAGAACCATAGCGCTGGATGAAGTCAGCCTTCTCATCTGGGCTGAGTGTGGAAGACTTGTTCAACCACGTACGAGCATACTCGACAGCCTGATCATCGCGGTGGTTGATGACGCCTTCGATACGATCAGTAAGTCCCTGATAGATTCGAATAGGAAAGTTATAGAAGGCGTTACGCAAGAAGCTGACGCCATCAACGTCCCTAGTGTTCGCATACTTCAGATTGCCCTTGAGTTCAGCCAGACGGTTGGAAATAGCGCTGGTAGCAGTGCGACCACGCAGAGAGCTGTGTAGATCTAGAATCTGCTGTGCACGCTCAGGATTGATGTCGATATCTGCCTGAGCCGCATTGGCCTTCGTCTGAGAGATATTGCGGAGCCACTGCTCCTTCTCATCGTCAGAAGCTGCGGTAAGCGCCCACTTCTCTGTTGCCTCAATAGGCAACAGCAGGTTGGAAACCTGCACAGCCACGTCAGGAGACTTCTGAGCTAGCTCATCGATAGCCTTGGAAGCTGTCGGAAGCATGTTGGCTGTCTGAGATAGCGTCTGTGTTGCAGACGCAAGACCTGCTGCCACCTGACGAATCAGACTGATTTCTTCAGGAGTCTTAGCTCCCGCGATGAGAGAAGCCATCTGGTAGCGGTACGGGTTCAGTGTAGTTCCAGAACCCTTGACCAAAGGGTGCTCAGCAATCTGTGTTACAGGGCGATTCAGAGCCCACGTGTTGAATGCCTGACTAGCGGGCGCATTCATCTTAGCCAGAGCCTTAGACTCGGAATCCGCACGGGTGATAGCACCACCACGAATATCCTTCAGAATCTTGACACCACGACCAAGATGAACAGTTGGATCTGCATAGTAGTCAACGATAGCGTCGGACAGCCCAGAGGCGATCTTGTTGCCCCAAGCATTTGGAGAGTTCGGATCCTTGAACTTGGCCTTGGCTGCTTCTGCGTCCAGCGGGTCAACGATACGAGTGCTATCAGGCTCAGAGAACTGAGGCTTTACAGGGCCGATAGGCTGCTGGTCACCAGCAGCAATAACAGTTGCCTGTCCAGGCGTCATGGTTGCAGAAGCATCCCAAGACTGAGACCACAGAGATCCCTGGAACCAAGACCAGTTAGCGTGTCCCTGGCTTGCTTCGTACTCGTTGTGAGCGCTGTAGATAGTCGCTGCCGTGTACGGACGCTGAACAAGATTGCGGAATAGCCAGCCTGTAGCGTGGAAGACCGGAGCCACTGTGTGGCTCTCCACATCATGCCAGATCTGGCCGATGTCCTGAAAGGGGTTGGTAAGAGACCAACCCTTGCTCTTGTCCTTCTTAGGCTCTTCCGGCTGGTTCTGAGCCTGCTGTTCCTGCTGAGAAGCAATAGCGGCGAGATTGTCTGCCTGATACTGCTGGTTGGTATCAATTGCACCGCCAGGTGCGGCAACATCCCCGGCAACAGGGCCGATTGCCCCCGCCTGGGGTCCGACAGAGCCGCTAAGCGGATCCACCATTTGGAGTGTTGCCTGAGACACTGTTGTCTACCTCTGACTCGAAGTGGGGAATATTTGAAAAAAGGTCTACTGGAGTACTTCGAACAGTGTCATAGGCCACTCCAATGCCCAGCATGAGCTTCTGCGCCTGAGGATCCTGTTGGATGCTATCAAGCACGTTGGCCATCATGTTCATTGGAGTAGACCAAGACATTACTGTTGTCCGCTTCGGAGAAGGTTTACGAATAGACGAGTACTGGGAAGGGCGTCGTTCATGTTGGCCATCATCTCGAAGAGAGGAAGGCTGCGACTGATCTTGCCGATATCCTGCTGCTCTACTTGAACCGGTGAAGAACCCAGCGCAGTAGGACCAGGACCAGGACCCAAAGCTGCACCAGCCGTGACAGGCTCAGCGGGTCGAGACGACCCAGCGCTAAATGGAACGACTTGGCCTGCTGCCGGATTCGGGGGTAGCTGATTAGGATCAGCAGGATTAGACGGTCCCTGCGAGTTCGGGGACGCAGATAGTGGCGCACCCTGTTGAATAGCCTGGAACTGGCTGTTTTCCCCATACTTCGCGTCTGGCAGATCTCGCAGAGCTTGAGCGGGTCCACCATCAGTTCGCCTACTCAGTTGTCCCGGACCCGACACTCCCGCCGGATTCTGTGCCTGTGGCATCATAGACTCCTGAGGTTAACATTTCAATTTCGTGTGAGGCCTGCATGATGAAGCGTTCGCGATCATTCTGTTCAGTAAATCGCTGAAGAGAAATATCCTGAAGAACCTCCAGGAATCCTGCGAAGCTGCGGAGAATATTTCCGATGAGTTCGAAGAACGCCCCTACGACAAGCCAAAGCGGGTGCTTCTTGGTCTTAGAGAAGGGTGACGGTTCGTCATCCTCAAAGTCAACGTCTGGATCAAACTCATCTTCCACGACTACTCCTTAGCTGGCTGCACTACGCTCGGTTCCTGGGTTGCCAGGGCTAGAGCCCTGTCCTGGGTTGTAAGTTCCACCGATTGGTGTGGTACGGAAACCGCGAAGGCCTCCACCATCCCAAGTCTGTGCAACCTCTCCCTGATGCATGCTGTGCCCGTCAAGGGCAGAAGTGTCGATCAGCCCAGACCAGCTAGACTCGATCGCACCTGTGTTGCCTGGAATACTGCCAGACTCGAAAGTGTGCTCATCAACTCGGGTAGAGCCCATTCCTTCTGGACCCATGTCGCCCTGCTTGGGCGGGGTTGGCGGAACTGCATCCGCAAAGTTAGGACGCTCGAACTGACGTCCACCACCGACAGCCATTACATAATCTCCTTGTTGCAGCAAGCGGACTTGAAGACATCCACGTTCTTGCCCTTGACCTTAGCTGTGGCGTTGACGCCCACTAGAGTACGAGCACCGCAATGCTTACATCCACCTGGATTGGTAGCGTGACGGAAGGCTCGAACGAACCTTTCATCTTCAATATTGATATCTTCGGCGATCATCGCCTGCTTGAGAGTTTCTAGATCGATCATCCTGCTGGAAGCTTCCTCATGACGTTAGCTTGTAGGGTTGGTGCTCCTCCGCCGGATAGGCCAGCAAGAAGCTTCTGAATATCAGGTGGTCCCTGCTGCATCTGCGGCATCGAGCCAGGAGGCCCCTGTGGGGCGCCCGGAGGCCCACCAGGACCAGACATACCAGGAGGCATCTGATCGGCGCCAGAAGGCGCCTGTGGAGGCGTCTCAGGGGCAAAGGCTGTTAGGATTGCCTTGTGCACCGGAATGCCCTTCTCACGCTCATCCATGACCTTAGCCAACTTCTTGAGCATGTCTGAAGGATCCTGACCCTGCGCTGCCATCATCGGAACAGCCATAGCTGTTTGAGCCAGCATCTGCTTAAGCGCATCGGTAAGTTCCTCAGTGTCAATCTGCTCCATGACCTGATCAACATTAATGTCGAAGGGCAACTGTCGGAGTGCGAAGTCTCGACTGATGAGCTTGTCACCACGTGCTTGCAAGAGGAACACCAGCGCACGGTTTGGGTCCATTCCTGCGGCCATACCGTAGGTGACGTCAACCTGATAAACTCCTGCAATGTCACGGGACGGGACATAAGTCTCTTCAAACTGCTGTCCGTTGACCTGGACACGAATGAACCGCCTTGTGTTCTTCCAGAACTTCTCATCCATCTCGAACGCTGCGCCGATTGCACGGCGAAGTGTATCACCTAGAATGAGCTGATAGGTTCGAACCTTGGAGTCGATGGTGCCCATCAACTCTTCCATACCGCGACCTGTTACGATCGAGCCAGGAGACTTTCCTGTGGCACCTTCAGGGAAACGAGCACCGACAGTGATGTCCTGGTTCAGAAGCTCACCCTGCTGCCACGCAGCAGGAGACATCTCGGTAGCAACATACTTGATGCCGCCAGGATCCGTGGAGCGGATCACACGGTCACGTCCGAACGGAATGTTGACCACATCAGGTCCGACAACCAGCGGAGCATTGATGCTCTTCTTAGCTGCTGCCATGCCGTACTGTGCGAACACTGCACGGGCAACCTGGATCCAGATCACATCATCGTAAGCACCGCGAGACTCTTCATCGAACTTGGGTGCTTCGGCAACGAACACCGGACAGCGGCCAAGCTTGTTGTCAACACGCAGCAACTGAAGGTTGTCGCGACTTGGAACGTATGTGATGATCTGATCGTCATCGTGGTACGTAACCATTTCGAGCTTCTGGTTGGACTCTGCATGCATACCCGCCCTCAGCGCACTAGCAAGATGAGGGAACTTCGCACAGAGCGAATCTACATCGGAGTCGTAGACCTTAGCAAACCAACGAGTGTGACCAAAGATGTCAAGATCGTAGTAGCAACCCAAAGGGTTTTCGAAACGCAACCGAGGGCCTGGCTCGCAGTAAGCGTCGCCAAAATGCGGCTCCACGATAATGGGGAGAAAGCTGTACGTGTTAAGCCAGTCAGACGCCTCAACCATGTTGACCTTGACACGGCTGTTCTCCAGATAATTATGAGCGATCAGCGTACGACGCTGAGCGTACTTCTTTTGACGATCACTGGTCATGACTCCCGAAGTACAGGAGACTGTCGGCATCTGGCCGATCTGCTCGGAACTGTACTGTGCCGCAACGTTGATAACGTTGGAGACGATCGGCTTGGGGAAGTCATCGGCCAGTAGTCCAGGGGCCACACGGTCAAGCTCAGAGGCACGAACGGCCCGAACCTGATTCATTCGCATGTCTCGCCCATACATACGAAGCCGTGCAGCGGCGACCTTCTTGGCCACATCATGAGGGCTCAGTGGCATTAGTTCTCCCACCATCTCGCGGGGTTGCTGATGATAGGCTCGCCTATATCAGGTTCTCGGTACTGGCCCTGTGAAGCACTATACCAGTCAATATTGATTACAACTTGCTCTTCACGATCACGCTCAGAGAGCCAACCGTCATCCCAGAAAGACAGCCCGTCCTGCTGGTCCAGCAGTTCCCGACACCTGATCTCCACAAACCACAGCGCCATCACACAGTCTTGGACAGGAGCCTTCGCTGTGGTCACTGTAGGGTACCAGGCAACCAACTGTTCGACAAGGCTCTGGATTCCAGCGTGGTTGCGCCTCGATGGGAACTCGATTGCGTTTGTGCCTTGCTCCCAGCCCTTGAACAAGTTTGCCAAGGTAGCGACGCCCCACTGAGTATCCCACTTGTTCTTTCCTGTCGTGTGGCCGGTCATACGAACACCACGTGATGTCATCCACGTTCGCAGGTCTTCGTCCTGCATAATAGACTGCTGGTAGGCGTTGGTCTCAATGCGCCACTCGTTGATGCCATAGCGGCGAGTCCACTCCTTCATGACAGCGGCGGTCTGCGCTGGAAGCGCACCGTGCTGATTCCACACGTCTAGAAGATATCGACGCCCAGTCGATAGATCTGCGCCAACCACGACCATGGCCGTGTAGTTTGTAGCTGCCGGGTCAAGTCCGGCGACCACGTATAGTCCTGCCATACCTTCTGGACGGACACCGGGGAAGCCGGGAACAATAACTCCCGGAAGACGGCCACCGTTCGTGCAGCCGTCAATCTCTGCTTGAGTGAAGGTGGTAGACTGACTGATCTGGGCTTGCATGTAAACACGAGACCAAGTCTCGGCAGACATCTGGTTGCGCTTCTCTGCGAGAGCAGGACCATTCCACATCGGATACAGGCCAGTCTCATCTGGCTCAACCTTCTCAAGCCCCATGGGCTCAACATTGGTCTTAGGCCACAGAGTCTTCCATGTCTTCGGATCATCCGTCATTTCCAGCACAGCAGGCTGAGACAGATACGTGTACGGAGACTCTCCAGTCACATACCATTCAGGCTTGCGGATCTCCGAATAGAGATCCTGTGCGGCAAGACGAGTACCGACGATAATCAGCTTGCCAGTGCCCGGCTCCAAACGGGAGCCGATGATGGACTGAATCCATTCGATCTGCTTCGGGAACTCATGGGCATTGTCAAGGTCGGCGCAGTCATCAAGGATGATGAGGTCAGCACGAGCACCATAGATCTTCTTACGAATACCGAGCGCCTGCACCGTAGGGTGACCAGAAACGTTACGCGGACGGATGTCCGGGTTCACCAGGATCATATCCGACGTCCACTTGGCACCATTGCCGTTGTAGCCCTCCGGCGGAGCGAAGTCATCCTTCAAGCGCTTGTAGACAAGCATGTCCTTGTCGAGGCGGTTCTTGATACCATCCAGATTCTTCTTGGCACGGTCCGCAGAGGCGGACACTAGAAGCACACGGATATTCGGATCCTGCACGATCCGCCACGTTACATAGTTCTGGCAGAACATCTCAGACTTGGCATGGTGAGGAGGGGTGTTGATCAGCAGCAGATTCTTATGACCAGGCACATACGTCTGGTTCGGATGAAGCGACCTGGGGTCGCGACCCTCAAGGAGATCCAGCCACTGCAAGTGATGGTCGAACAGGCGGTTGCCCATGTACGCCTTCGAGAACGTCTCGAAGTCGGGAACCTCACTGTACGTCTCCAGAGGCGCCGCCTGCTTGCGGCGGATCAACTCCACAGCATCCTTGAACTGCTGAGCGTTCATAGCGCCAGCGTGGCCCTTAGAGCCACTGCGCCAATACTCATACGTCTTCTCAGAGATATCCACAAAGTCACAAGCACGGCCCACAGACCAACCAGCCGCAAGCTTCTCAAGCAGAATTTTCTGCTTGTCCGCAGTGGTCCAATTGACGTTAGCCATATGTGAGTTATCCTGTGGGTGTCATCGTACTCGACTTAGGGATGGGGGAAACCATTAAAGGAAGGGGGTTCAGTGCTCGCTGTCCCGGTGCGCTCGCACCATACTATCCATCGGGGAACCTTACGGGTTCCCCTCTTACGAACACGAGGTATCCCCAAGATACCGAGTGATGCATGCGGAGCCTTCAGGGGCTCCGCTTAACACTGAAGCGAGCCGCTCGCCTCTAGGCTCGCTAACTATCCTTACCCCTCACTTATATATAGTACCTCCCGGAAGAGGTGCTGGTTGCTCGTGTAACAAACCGTTACCAAACTGTTATCAAACCAGTGTCAGTGTGTCCTAGTGTGTCCAACTAAACTATAGTTATCTGGTGACCTCACCGTTATAATTCAGGTATCGTACTACATCGGACAACACGGACAGTATCTTAGGAAAATTTTTGAGGTTTGTAGCACAGCACAGCACGTCAACACTTTAACAACGGCCGGTTGCATCACACCGCTCAGCCCCTGTGAACTCATTGATGATGTAAGCAGCGCCCAAGCGCTGAGCCCCTTACCACACTCATGTGTTGGCACTGCGTGCATGCACAGATGTTGGCATGGCTGTGACATCATCATGTGTTCGTGTGTATGTACGCACCATGTGCAGCCATTGACACGTGTATGTCACCCATGTGTGCACGTGTTGAGGCACTATGAGGCTGACTTATCGTCAATCTGACGAGAATGCTACACCCTGAGTGTAGTTCGTTGTACGAACATAATAGATGCATGTGCATTATCTTGACATCAAGTAATCCGCTACATCGGATTACTGTAGATCACTGAGGCTTGCTCAGTGATCACTCAAGATATCGAGCTGGGAGAGCTTGAATCACACATACGCGCGCGCGGTATATGTGCTCGCGTGTGCCACGCTCGCACGAGCATCTAGAAGCCACCTGTGAGCCCCGTAGACAGCCTGTGGGCTGTCCTCTGGTGTGCGTGGATGCCTGGCCTGTTGCCAGGCGCTCAGGGAGGCTGTGAGGGCTTGTGGCTCTGGGCATGTAACAAGACGAGCACGAGTAAGCCACGAACTCATAACGCACTCAACAGCTTGAGAAGCTGTGACCTGCAACTTTACCTGAGCTTTGCCAAACTGCCAGCCAGGCCATAACCAAGCGCTTGCTTGGTGGGGTGTATCAACCTCTGTATTGATCACATCACAGAATGGTCACGCTATGGGGTGTGACCTGCACAAACAATCGTTACCTAAGCGTGACTTGACGCCAGAGGCGATGAGGAGGAGTGTTCTCGGTGTCAGGCCAACCCAGCGAGATCGGGGAGGCCAGGCGACAACTCCACCAGATGTGCGCAGTACCAAGTGCGCTGGTTAGGTGTAGCGAGGATCCCGCGTTGGTTGCGGGGGAGCCACCAAACTGCAAGGACCAGCAAGCAACGGCTACGCATAGTGCTCCACTCATCAAGGCGCCCGGCCGGTGTGTTCCCTTACGAATACGGGGAGCATGCTCAACCGACGTAGTAGGTGAGATAGGACGACAAACGATCCTGGCGACCAGAGACAAGGTCACAAGTAGGCTTGGTAAGCCTACTGACAGGTGAAGGCGGGAATCCCCCTGATCAAATACATGACGCGAGTCGTGGTGCGGCATGATCAGCATGGGTCCTGTGGGCGGTAGCTGCGGTCCATGGCAGCCAGGGAACACTCAGTACCTGGCAAAGCAGCAATGATCATTCTCTCTCCTTGAAGGGTTGTCATCGAGCGCAAGCTCGATGGCTTCCCTACGCTCATCACGATGTGTGGTGGACGTTGAGAGGAGAGATCAATGAACGAGTACCGAGTGACCTACACCTACAAGGGTGAGGCCTTCACCGAGTGGTACACGGCCAAGAATGAGCGCATTGCGCTCTGCAAGCTCGGAGCTGAACTCAGCGACGAGTGGATCAACAACCTGGAAGACGTGACCGTGGTACTGGAGACTAACTGACATGGACGACTACGAACTGCCCACCCGAACGTGGGAATGTGGCAAGTGCGGTGAAACCGTGGCTCGATACCGTGGTCAGGGTGATGTGGACTGCCCATGTGGCGCCTGCTACAACTCCTTCGGTCAGCGTCTCCGTGATGACTGGCGGGGAAACTCATCGTGGCAGTATGACGACGTGGACGACATGGAAGGCTTCGAGCGCCAGCAACTCAGCTATGAAGAGTACGATTACTGACTCTGTAACCTATGGTGCACGTCTCGCACGTGCATCGTGGAGATCACGTCAGTGATCCAGAAAGGAGAGAATGATGTCTGACACCTGCACTATTTGGGTGTGCCTGGACTGCATGCTTCACCATGCGAATGGTGAGTGTGGCGACTGCCACACTGATGAAGGCCACGATCGTGAGCCGATGGGCTTGATTGATCAGCCGATGTCTGGCCGTGACATGGTCACCATGGGCATGCTCAAGGAACACCACGAATGTGACACACGCTGGTCTGACTGGCGGGAACGCGAATGTGGCTGCGAGGTCATCAACTTCTCAACGTCATCATGTGATGGCTGCGGAAGTGTGCTTCATGGTGAACGCCATGCGTTCACACTGTGGTTCGAAGACTGAAGGGCTTTGTAGTGGTCTGGTCACTACCAGACCACGTCATGGCCAATCAGGTTGATTGGCAGAGAGGAGAGAATCATCATGGCTGCCGCTACCATCAAGGCCGTTGCTGACTACTTCGGTCGCAAGACGGGGCAGACCCTCAAGGACTGGACCGAGGAGTGGAAGGCACTCAGCGATGAAGCGAAGGAGCAGATCAAGGAGGGTATCGGCAACGGTACTCTGACCTACTGACATCTAATGAATGCTGCACATGCCTTTCGGGCATGTGCGGTGTTCGGTTGACTCAGTGGGAGTGAACCAGCACCCAAGGAGAGAATGACATGTATGGCATCGGCAATTCTGTGGTTCTCGCGGACGGTAACACTGTAGACGTCTTCGAATCTCTGGAAGACTACAGCGACCTGAGCAGCCTCTGTGACATGCTGCAAGAGCTGGGCGTGGACAATGACAAGCTGCGAGGCGTCGTGGCCGCCTGGGCTCTGCGCAAGGCGGGGCTGGAATAATGGCTATGACGCGCAAGCATTACCAGGCCTTCGCTGATCTCATCAACAGTGCTCGCAGAGAGATCAACTCCGAAGGCATCCCCGATGACTTCAACATCGGCAAGCACTACACGATCGGGTGGATAGCCAGTTCTATGGCTTTCCTGTTTGAGGATGACAATCCTCGGTTCGACAGGAAAAAGTTCATGGAAGCCTGCGGCATCTCTGAAGACTGATCAGCTAGTGAGCGTGGTTGCATGCATCTCTGATGTGTGCTTCCATGTCTACTAGGTGGTAGGCAGAAACTCCCAAGGAGGGAAAGATCATGAGCATGTACATCGTTGAGACCGTCACCCTGGATTTGACTGACAAGGCCATGGTGGAGGCGAACTCCGCTGATCAGGCTGCGTTCATCGCTGGTGCGATGTTCGGGGCTGCGGCTGTGATCCACCTGGACGAGCTGTACCTCATGGGCAGGCTGTCTGGGATCAGCGCGGTTCAGGATCACCTGGAGCGCACGTTGGCTGAGGTGGACGTGTACGTGGACTACGCGGTGTAGTACTCTGCGGTTCTGTGGCCTACAAGTTCGCTTGTAGGCTGCGGTGTTCGCAAAGTGCGGGCAGATAGGAGAGATGAATTCATGACCGGACCATTCACTGACACTGGTGTGATCACCGGCATCTCACGGCTGAAGTACACGAGGCTGGGTAACCCTCAGTTTGAGATTGCCTTGGACAATGGCCAGTGGTATCGCACCAAAGCCAACAGCAGCGTCGCACAGGACATCGACAACAAAGAGTATCTCATCGGTGTTCGTGTTGTGCTGAAGCTCACCAAGCGCTACCAGATCGACAGCATTGAAGTAGTCTGAATGCTGGTCGCTGACACTGCCTATGGTGTGCGGGCTACGGCCCGCACGCTGTAGAGTGTGCCAGAGTGGCATACTGAAAGGAGAGAATGATGATGTTCAACGTGCACACCATCCCGTGCCCCGGATGTGGTAGCAGTACCATATTCGTCATGACGGAGGATCAGTTCTTCCGTTTCCAGTCTGGTGAGCATGTTCAGCATGTCTTTCCTGGCTGGTCTGACGATGACCGGGAAATGCTGATCTCGGGCACCTGCCCGAACTGCTTCGAAGAGATGTTCCCGGAAGAAGAGGACTACTGGGATGAGGACTGGTTCCCGGAAGACGATAGCGCTTACGCGATCGACCCTGAGTCAGACCTGTATGAGTACTCTCGCGACTGGTATGTGGAGGACTGATGGACCCGAACAAGACGCTTGAGGACATCCGTGGGCTGATCAAGGCTGCCAAGTACGACAACGTCGTTTACGTCGAAGACGCAGACTACATGTTTGAGCTGGTCGAAAGCTTGGATGAGTGGCTGTCCAGGGGTGGATTTCTGCCGTTAGACTGGACTACCGCACTCCATGACTGAATGTAGCCAGTGGAGCCGGGGATTTCCCCGGCTCTGCCGGAGTCATTCAGGGTGAATGACGGATAGGAGAGAATGATGTACGACAGCTATCTGTTCAACGACTACGCGGTAAGGATCACCCTGGAAAGCCCTGATGGGATGACTGAGGTGGATCTTACCAAGCGGATCGGCGCCAAAACCCGCGAGGCTGCTATCGCAAAGGCAGCGCTGGCCATCGAGAACCACTATGCCAGTTATGACATATTGGATGTGGAAGTGAAGGGGATTACACTCTAATGCACCCTGAATACGCGCAAGTCATCGCGGAACGCGCACTGCGCAATCAGCATGTTCGGCAGACATGGAACAGTGCTGACCAGCGTGATTACAACAGGTGGTCCCTGCACGACAGCAAGCCTGAGGATCACCCGTATCCGTATGCCATCTGCCCCAAGTGTTTCCCGGAGGTGTGATGCGCTGTCGGCATGACTGGACCAAGTGGGAAGACGCTGAGCTGGAATACGTCAACAAGCGCACCGGGCAGAGGTTTGAAGTCAACGGGCAAACTCGTGTTTGTAATAAGTGCAACAAGAGGGAGTACTGCTGATGCATACGATTAGCACCGAACCAGACGGAGACGGCTACCGTGCCCGCTGTTCCTGTGGTTGGTCTTCCAACCGCTACGGCAGTTCTGATGCTGCCAGGTTCGTAGGCTACACGCACAAGGCTCAGGCCGAAGGCAACCCAACCGACAACGGCAACAGCAACGATGACCCTAGAACCGGCTGGTAGCCTCTGAGAGAAGATCAAAACAACGGCCCCTCTCCCAACACAGGAGAGGGGCTTCTCGTCGTTCTAAGGCAAGTACAGGCCTTCTGGAGTACGGTTCTGGTGCTCTAGCTCCACCAGCCTGGTCAGTTCGAAGGAAGCCTCTAGCAAGTCCTCATAGGACTTGATCAGGCGGGGAACAAGGTTCCTGATCGTTCGCCAAGCATCGTCATCCCATTCGGTGTAGCGATCGTGGAAGTCATCAATCTGCACTATGGCCTCTCGGAGGCTGTCCAGGTCGTTGACTAGAACTACATCGTCAGTCATCGAGCATATCCTTTGTGAGAACGGTCACGGAGGCAGGGAGTGTGACCAGCGTGGTTTTGGGTTCGCCGTTCCATTGCCAATAGTCTGACTCTGTCAGATGTACAGTGATCGTATTCTTGTGCAGGCTGCGGACAATGCCTACGCCATGGTTCCAGTTCTTACTGTGCGTGATCACCTTGGCGCCACCTACGATCGGCGTTCCACGCCAATCTTTCAGCTCAGTCATCAGATCCTCTGTGTGGTCAGCTTGACGGGCTTGAACTCTTCATTCGCGAACACGGTCAGCGGGTTGACGCTGAATCCCGGCACTGCTGGCGCAATCTCTGGCTTCTGACTGTTGAAGTCGAAAGCCCACTCC